TTTTGCTGATCAGATGCGAGCCAACGCAGCACAACCAGGTGCAGGTATTCCTAATCCTACTCCTAATTTAAATGTTACACCCCCGGCGGCAACAGCACCGGCAGCACCGGCAGCACCAGCACCGGCAACAGCACCAGCAGCAGGTGGCGTTGCTAATCCATATCAAGGTGCAGATGCTGCCAAGTTTGCAGCATTAAGCCCGCAAGATCAAGCATGGCTAACCAAAGGTGGCGGCAAACCTGATATCAACGATGAGATTATTCTTAGTCGTGCGCCTAATAAAGGTAAGCCTGCTGCTCCTGCAGCAGGTGGCGCGGCACAACCTGCACCAGCACAAATAATGGATCCTAATCAAGCAGATAAAGACGATGCCCAAATGGGTGCAGACATGCGAGCAAATGCCGCTGGCGGCAATTCAACCAGTGCAGCCACAGGAGTTGGCAATCCTGGCGAAGAGGCAGCGGCTCCTGTAGCGACCACTTCACCAGTTAAACCACAAACACCTCCGCAAGTTACTACCACATCCCCAGCGGCACCAGCAACAGCGGCAGCAGATCCGGCGGCGCCAGCTGTGACTGCAAATCCAACTGCAAACCCAGCAGTTACACCAGCCAAGGCTCCATACAAAGGCAGTGCAGGTGCTCAAGAAATTCAAAAGTTAAATCCAGCTATTAAAGATGTTAACAAAATTCAACCTGGTCAAGCACTTAAGATGCCCGATGGATCAACTTACACTGTTAAACCAGGTGATACATTAGATAGAATTGCCAAAGGTGTAAAACCGGCGGTCACTCAGCAAGATCGAATTGATAAGGCACCCCCGGCTGCAACACCGCCTACAGTTAGAGGTCCAACTCAACCGGCTGCAACACCACCGGCTGCTCCGGCAGCACCATTTAGAAAAGAGTTAGACATAGATCGAATAAAACAATTATCCGGTGCACCAGCCAAGCCAGGCAAGGTTGATCTAAGTGTTACTAATCCTGCAATGAATCCAGTTAATAATACAACACCTGCACCGGCTGCAAAACCAACAACTACATCTACTAATACATCAGTATCTGGAACAATGAAAATGGGCAAGCCAGATGGTCCTATACAATACAACGGTAAAACAGTAAATCCTGGACAGCCAGAATATGCCGCCGCAAGTCAGGCACTAATGACACAACAAGGTCGAATCCAGCAGGTTAGACAAGGAATGCAACCCGGCGGTGGTGGTGCACCAAAATTATCAACAGCACCAGTTGCACAAGGTGCAACAAATGCCGACAGAGCGGACTTTGAAAGTGTTCGAAACATAGACGATGCTATACTTGAAAGAATTAGATCAGCATTGAAATTCTAAAAAGCGCCGAAAGGCGCTTTTTTATTGGCTAATAAACAATATCAAACTCATTGACCTTTGCTAATAACTACTGTATAATGTATTAACTAAGGAGATGCTATGAGCACAAGAATGTATGGTCCAGAAGAGAAAGCCAAACTAGAACGTTTGATCAGTGAAGGTCAAAATATCCTACGTGAAGTGGAAGATCTCAAAGAAGGACTAAAAGAAACTGTTAAAGCAGTTGCTGAAGAATTAGAAATTAAACCCAGTATCATTAACAAAGCAATTACCATTGCACACAAAGATAACTGGAAGGCACATGAACAAGAATGGAATGACATTGAAATGATTCTTGGTGTCACTAACCGTTTACCCAAAGATGAATGAACTGCTAAAACCAACATTTGATTGGATCCGAGATGACTTTAAGTCTAACAGAATTCGTTTTGTTGTTGAGTTGCTTGCTTGGGCTATTAGTATTGGTTGCAGTATTACTATGGCAGTTACGGTCCCGACTCCCCCGCTTCTTGCTCTTTATCCTATTTGGATTGCTGGCTGTGCCATGTATGCTTGGGCTGCTTGGACTCGGAGAAGTTTTGGTATGCTGGCTAACTATTGTCTGCTAACCGCAATTGACACTGTTGGCCTTATTAGAATGCTAAGTAATTAATATAAACAAAGGTCCGTCAGCCATAAATGACATCATGGTATTTGCAAGCCGTAAATTGCATAGGAGAAAACAATTTGTATGTAGACGCATTTTTTCAGCGTGATGCTGATATCATTAAGATAGTTGAGCGTAGCAACGAAGGCAAAAGGATATTTAAAGAATATCCAGTTCGTTACACTTTCTATCATCAAGACCAAAGAGGCAAATACCAAAGCATTTTTGGAGAGCCTTTATCTCGAGTAGTTGCTAAAAATAGTAAAGACTTCCGTAAGGAACTTGCTATACACAGCAATAAAAAACTCTACGAAGCAGACATTAATCCAATATTTGTTTGCCTTAGTGAAAACTATCTAAATCAAGACGCACCAAAGCTCAATGTAGCATTTTGGGATATTGAGGTGGACTTCGATCCAGAACGTGGCTATGCTTCGCCTGAAGATGCATTTATGCCAATTACTGCCATCGCTGTTCACCTACAATGGTTAGACACCTTAGTCTGTTTAGCTATGCCTCCCAAAGGTATGACTGTAGCGCAAGCCGAGGAACTGGTCAAAGATATCCCTAACACACATATCTTTGACAACGAAGCAGACTTACTTGATACATTCTTAAATCTTATTCAAGACGCAGACATCCTAAGTGGTTGGAACAGTGAGGGCTTTGATATGCCATATACTGTCAACCGCATCACTAAGGTTCTAAGCAAAGATGACACACGCAGACTCTGCCTGTGGGATCAATATCCTAAGAAACGTGAATATGAAAAGTATGGTAAAACTGCTACCACCTATGACCTTCATGGTCGTGTTCACTTAGACAGTCTCGAACTTTATAGAAAATATACCTATGAAGAGCGCCATACCTATCGATTGGATGCTATCGGTGAAATGGAAATTGGTGAAAACAAAACAGTCTATGAAGGCACACTGGATCAACTGTATAACAATGACTTCCGGAGGTTTGTTGAATATAACAGACAAGACTGTGCATTGTTAGATAAACTTGATAAAAAACTAAAGTTTATTGACCTAAGTAATAAACTGGCACACGAATGCACAGTATTATTACAAACCACAATGGGTGCGGTTGCTGTAACAGAACAGGCCATTATCAACGAATGTCACCGTAGAGGTTTCCAAGTTCCTAATAGACCCAAGCGTGATGAGGAAGCAGACAACTCAGCCGCTGGTGCTTATGTTGCCTATCCTAAAGAAGGACTACAAGACTGGGTAGGTTCGTTAGATATTAACAGTCTGTATCCCAGTGCAATTCGTGCATTGAACATGGGTCCAGAAACTATTGTTGGACAATTACGTCCTATCAATACTCAAGAGTATATTGATGACCAAACTACTCTTAAAAAGAAATCGTTTGCGGCTGCATGGGAAGGATTGTTCGGCAGTCTTGAATACGAGGCAGTGATGCGGCAAGATAAAGCCTTTGACATTACCATCGACTGGGAAAATGGAGACAGTGATGTATTAAGTGCTGCCGAAGTATATAACTTAATCTTTGAAAGTAATCAGCCTTGGGTCATCAGTGCCAACGGCACTATCTTTACCTACGACAAAGAAGGTATTATTCCTGGACTGTTAAAGCGTTGGTATGCAGAACGTAAAGAAATGCAGGCTAAACTAAAAGAATGTATTGCGGCCGGTAATAAAGTTGAAGAAGAATACTGGGACAAGCGTCAACTAGTTAAGAAGATTAACTTAAACAGTTTGTATGGCGCTATTCTTAATCCAGGGTGTCGCTTTTTTGATAAGCGCATTGGACAGTCAACTACACTAACTGGGCGACAAATTGCCAAGTATATGGCTAGTCGTGTTAATGAAATTATTACAGGCGAGTTTAATCACCTAGGAAAAGCCATTATATATGGCGACACTGACAGTTGTTATTTTTCTGCTTATAAAACCTTACAAAAGGACATAGAAAAAGGCTCAGTGCCTTGGACCAAAGAAACTGTAGTTCAACTTTACGATCAAATTGCAGATGAAGTTAATTCCACCTTCCCGCAGTTTATGTTAGATGCTTTCCACTGTCCAAAGTCTCGTGGAGAAGTTATTAAGGCAGGACGTGAGATTGTCGGTAGTAAAGCATTGTTTATTACTAAAAAGCGTTATGCTGTTCTTTACTATGATAAAGAAGGCAAACGTACAGATGTAGAAGGTAAGCCAGGTAAGATCAAGGCCATGGGCTTAGATCTAAAACGTAGTGATACGCCAGAATTTATTCAAAACTTCTTAAGTGATATTTTGGAGAAAGTCTTAACTGGTGCCACTGAAGAAGATGTATTAGACTTTATTACAGAGTTTAGAACTAACTTTAAAGTGCGTCCAGGTTGGGAGAAAGGAAGTCCCAAGAGAGCCAATAATGTTACCGAGTATCAACGCAAAGAAGAAAAAGCCGGTCGGGCTAATATGCCCGGACACGTTCGAGCTAGTATTAATTGGAATACACTCAAACGTATGTATGACGACAAATATTCAATGAACATCACAGATGGACAAAAAGTAATTGTATGTAAACTCAAAGATAATCCGCTGGGATTTACGTCAGTGGCATATCCAGTGGACGAACTTAGACTACCTAAATGGTTCCAAGAACTTCCGTTTGATCATGCAGAAATGGAAACTACCATTATCGATAACAAGTTAGACAACCTCATTGGTGTTCTAAATTGGGATATCAAGAGCACCGAAGAGAAGAATACATTTAATAAATTATTTGACTTTTCTTAAAAACCTAAATATAATCACACTAAAGGAAAAAACATGAAAGATATTTTACAAGACTTAGTAGCACATACACACA